AAACAATGCGCGGTATTTGTACCGACAACCACACAAACCGCAGGCGGGGAAAGCCTTCATTCAAGGCTGTAGGTTTGTGCCATGAACACCACACTGACACCCGCAGACCTCGATCCCCGTCGGCAGGCCATGCTGCTGTACTTTCAGGGATACCGCGTCGCCCGCATTGCTGAAATGCTGGGCGAGAAAGTTGCAACCGTTCACAGCTGGAAAAAACGCGACAAGTGGGGTGACTATGGGCCGCTGGATCAGATGCAGCTCACCACCGCCGCACGCTACTGCCAGCTCATTATGAAGGAGCACAAAGAAGGGAAAGATTTCAAAGAAATTGACCTGCTGGCACGCCAGTCTGAGCGCCACGCGCGGATCGGCAAGTTTAACAATGGCGGCAACGAAGCCGACTTAAACCCTAACGTTGCCAACCGCAACAAAGGCCCACGTCGTCAGCCGGAAAAGAATGTTTTCACCGATGAACAGATTGAGAAACTGGAAGAAATCTTCAATTCCTCTATGTTCAACTACCAGCGCCACTGGTGGGAAGCCGGAAAAACCAACCGCATCCGCAACCTGCTGAAGTCACGCCAGATCGGCGCGACCTTTTACTTTGCCCGTGAAGCCCTGATTGACGCCCTGCTGACCGGGCGTAACCAGATTTTCCTTTCTGCCAGCAAGGCTCAGGCCCACGTCTTTAAACAGTACATCATCGACTTTGCCAAAGAAGTGGAGGTGGAGCTGAAAGGCGATCCGATGGTGCTTCCTAACGGGGCCACGCTTTACTTCCTCGGCACCAATGCCCGCACGGCCCAGAGTTACCACGGCAACCTGTATCTGGATGAATATTTCTGGATACCGAAATTCCAGGAGCTGCGCAAAGTGGCTTCCGGTATGGCTATTCACAAAAAATGGCGACAAACCTATTTTTCCACGCCATCCAGTCTGACACACAGTGCTTATCCGTTCTGGTCCGGTGCGCTGTTCAACCGTGGGCGCAACAAAGCCGATAAGGTGGACATCGACCTGTCCCACAGCAATCTAGCCCCCGGCCTGCTGTGCGCAGACGGGCAGTACCGCCAGATAGTCACCGTGGAAGATGCGGTGCGCGGCGGCTGTAACCTGTTCGACCTCGACCAGCTACGCATGGAGTACAGCCCGGACGAATACCAGAACCTGCTGATGTGCGAGTTTGTGGACGATCTCGCGTCCGTGTTTCCGCTCAGCGAGCTGCAGGCGTGCATGGTGGACAGTTGGGAAGTCTGGACCGACTTTCATGCACTGGCACTGCGCCCGTTTGGCTGGCGCGAAGTGTGGATCGGTTATGACCCGGCAAAAGGTACGCAAAACGGCGACAGCGCTGGATGCGTGGTGGTGGCACCGCCAGCCGTGCCGGGTGGTAAGTTCCGCATTCTTGAGCGTCACCAGTGGCGCGGGATGGACTTCCGCGCCCAGGCTGACGCCATCAAAAAACTTACCGAACAGTACAACGTGACTTATATCGGTATCGACTCAACCGGCGTTGGTCACGGGGTTTACGAGAACGTGAAAGCGTTTTTTCCAGCCGTCCGGGAGTTTGTCTACAACCCCAACGTTAAAAACGCCCTGGTACTCAAGGCCTACGACATTATCAGTCACCGCCGTCTGGAGTTTGACGCCGGACACACCGACATAGCGCAGTCATTTATGGCAATCCGTCGCGCCACCACCGCCAGCGGCAACCGCCCGACCTATGAAGCCAGCCGCAGCGAAGAAGCCAGCCATGCCGATCTGGCCTGGGCAACCATGCACGCACTGTTTAACGAACCGCTGCAGGGCGAGTCCGCCAATACCAGCAATATTGTGGAGATTTTTTGATGGGAAAGAGTAAGAAGAACCGCGCTGCGTCGACGAACCAGATCCAGCATAAAAGCCAGACTTCAGCCGAAGCATTCAGCTTCGGTGATCCCGTTCCTGTTCTGGACCGCCGCGAACTGCTGGACTATGTGGAATGCGTACAGACAGATCGTTGGTATGAGCCGCCAGTGAGTTTCGACGGGCTGGCGCGCACCTTTCGCGCCGCCGTGCATCACAGTTCCCCGATTGCAGTAAAGTGCAACATTCTGACCAGCACCTACATCCCTCACCCGCTGCTCAGCCAGCAGGCTTTTTCACGTTTTGTGCAGGACTATCTGGTATTTGGTAACGCCTACCTGGAGAAACGCACGAACCGCTTCGGTGAAGTTATCGTCCTTGAACCGGCCCTGGCAAAATACACCCGACGCGGGTTAGACCTGGATACCTACTGGTTTGTGCAATACGGCATGACCACGCAGCCGTATCAGTTTACGAAAGGCAGCATCTTTCATCTGATGGAACCGGACATCAACCAGGAGATCTACGGCCTGCCAGGTTATCTTTCTGCCATTCCGTCAGCCCTGCTCAACGAGTCCGCCACGCTGTTCCGCCGAAAGTATTACATTAACGGCAGTCATGCAGGCTTCATCATGTACATGACCGATGCCGCGCAAAACCAGGAGGATGTGAACAACCTCCGCAATGCGATGAAAAGCGCCAAAGGACCAGGTAACTTCCGCAATCTGTTTATGTACTCGCCTAACGGCAAAAAGGACGGGCTTCAGATCATCCCGTTGTCAGAAGTCGCGGCGAAGGATGAGTTTCTGAACATCAAGAACGTGAGCCGGGATGACATGATGGCGGCGCATCGTGTGCCACCGCAAATGATGGGGATTATGCCGAATAATGTTGGGGGTTTTGGGGATGTGGAAAAAGCGAGCCGTGTCTTCGTCCGCAATGAACTGATGCCGCTGCAAAAGCGGCTGCAGGAGCTGAATTACTGGCTAGGTAAAGAGGTGATCCGCTTCGAGCCCTACACGCTGGGAATAGACACAAACAACGATAGCTAAATTTAAAAAGCAGCGCCTCTGCTTGTTAAAGGCGCAGCTAAGCCTCAAGAAATTATCGCTCTTCCCCAAGAATTCCGGTCTTAATCAGCTGATTCCAGAAGTTTTTCATTTTCTGTCCTGTCTGCTGATTAACAAATAGAGATGATCTGGCACCGTGCGGATATCCCATCAACTGCCCGCGCATATCTTCCCAATTTTCACAATAAACTGCATGCCGCCAGTTAGGAACCTCGCTTTCAAGCATCAATCCAATTGCTGCTTTTGCTGGAATGGTGCCATCCTCTTCCATATCTTCCGAAATAAGCCAATGGCATTTTATTAACAACGGGACGGCGTTGTCATTATAAAGCACAACGTCATCAATCTTCTCAATAGAGAAATGGGCATCCGTGTGCTTTAGACGTTTTATACCAGCTATAAATTCATCAACCCCATGACCATAAGGACAGGTAAGAATGCCGTTCCTGAAATAGACCGTGTGGTCCAGGTATTTAAAGCTAGGAGTATTATTGGGAGTCATAGGCGCCCAAATAGCTTTATCTCTTTCCAGCAAAAAAGGGTGCCATGCTGGATACCCATCCACTACTGGCCCACATTCTTCAACAATTTCTTTGAGCTTCGCCCTAACTTTCGAACGCATCTCCTGATTTGAACCTTGTGGAACTAGATATCTGTAAGCATTTTCGAAATTCGATGCTGCTGCTTCTTCCGCTCTGAAAGCCATAAAACACCCCGCAATATAGACACATTACGCACAATGTATCAATTTCATGCACAAGTTGCAATGTTTGTGTTTTACCGCTTAAGCCAATTCCCTCAATAAACAACCTCAACAACTTCCTGTGGGGCGGTTTTTTTGCTGCTGCACCTCACCATTTCAATTTGAAGCCGCTAGCGGGCCGTAGGCTGTGCCGAGTTTTGCTATTTCACCTCGTTGCGCGCGCTCGTATCCCCGCCACGCCTGCCCACTTTATGTAGTGGTTTTCATGCACCTGCATGATCTACGCAAAAGCCCGCCAGTTCTGGCGGACCTTGGCAAAAACGATCCGCAAACGATCATGCGATCTCATGCGGCATAGTCATGCACTTACGGGGGAAGTGAAATCCCGTAACCGAATGACCGCTTGAAAAACAAAACTCTCGTTTTTATAAAGCACAAAGTCCGCTTCGAGCGAAGCGGACTTTAATAATTTTACTGACCATGTCTAGTACTTCTAATAATATTACCTATGTTAATCAACAAAATGTTAATCAGTTCCCTCAGTAAATAATTTGATTGCATTAGTTAGTGCATAGTCAATAAAAAACTTTACATGAAAAACCTGAAAGGAGTTATTGGCTGCGTTTTGAGTGAAATCTACAGCTATCTCTTTTAGGCTAATCAACCAGTTGTATTCTTCGGTCAGTCTGGTTCTGGCATCCCTATCAGAATAACGATCCCTCAAGCTAAATGCCAGTTTCCTCATGATGATTGGGTCAAGTTTCCTATAGCTTTCAATGAAAACTTCAGGAGAAACCAAGTGTAAAAAAGGCACGTTATGAAGATTTAGCTGCCTATTATTAGAATGACACAATTCAGATACAAACGATAAATTTCCTCTTTGCAACTCATCGCTGAACTTCAATGCAAACTCCGGAATTGATTCATCAAACCGTTTCTTCTGCGCTATCTTAATATGCTCAATAATGAGTTTGAATTCATCGCTATCCCTGTCAAGAAAACCAAAGCCACGCCATGCCATTAACTCATTATAATGTCTTTGCGCATACTCCTGATGTATATCTTCAGGTCCTAATCCATTGTAATAAATATCTATATGATGTTTTGTCTCATTTATAATGTCATCAACAGCATCTGTGGTTAAACCTTCTTTCGCCAATGCCAGCAAAATACTCGCGGTCATCAGGAGTTCACCTAAGGAAGTGATCTTACCTGAAAATAGATTATCCTTGGCAATGGCGTACTGTTCATTAAGAATAGTTTCATTAAGTTCTCGATAGTTCCACAAATACTCCCATGCTTGGGCATCGGTGCTTCTAAAAAATCGCGTAATATCCAGCTGAGCGAGAAGATCATGCGTTACCTTTCCATCACAGATTAGCTCTCTCCAGTACGCACCATCCAGTAACGTCTCGGTTAATACAGGTGATGAATATTTCTCGACGATCATATCATACTTAGTTTTGGCACGCCCTTTATCTAAAAACATACTATAATTTACATTGCCGATTGAATTGAAATCCTCGTAGTTAAGGTTCCCTCCCCGGTACTCCATCGAGAAAATTAATAACTGCTGGAAAAATACTTTCATAAAATCGTCGTTGCTGACATATTTATCTCCCAAAAGGGAAATGATGCGTTGTACATCAAGAAAGAACTGCCTCAAATGTCTTAGATTATTATATTTCGCCGACACATAGAGGTGTTCTATGGTCTGCATATCTTCTTTAAATATATTAGCTACGTGTAAACTACTAATTACGCCCAAGAAAATATTACAAGCACTATGTAAATCTGACGTTACTTCAAATGTTTTACCTACAAGCTTTTCTTTTGTTCTTATGTATTCACTGCTAGATTTCTCATCATCATTATTTATTCGCTTTTCTCTGTTGATTATTTCTTCTTCATTGGCAACCAGGATCGCTTTGTATCCGTTTACTTCTACAAAGTGATTTATATATCCAAATAAGATTGGTAAATCTATACCAGCTCTCTCGATATCATCAAAGACCAGCACAAAACCATCTGGTTCTCTGCTAAAGTCGCTAAGATTAATGGTGGGGACACTGGCATTGACATCTACGTCAGACTTATTATCGCCATTGAAATCGATCTTGAAAGTAGCCTTAAGCGTATTTTTTAGTACATTTGCACCAAAGATAAGGGCTTTGTTTGATAGAATAGGATGAAGTTGACGATAGAACTCATCTTCAATCTGCTCAATAGAGTTGACGCCATACAAACTCACTTTAAGAAATTTGAACTCTGAATGCTTTTGCTTATATTCTTCAAGAACTCGTTCAATGAACCAAGTTTTACCTGATCCCCAAGCACCTTTAAGCATAATGGCGTATTGAGGTTCAGTTTTAAGGCTAAGGTAATATTCTATATAGTCTTTGATGTACGTATTGTGCATTTTTAGTCCATTTTGATAAAATACATAAACATAGATGGTAAGTAGAGCCAAAGGCCAACTATGGAAAATTCAATAGGTAGTGTACATTGTAAGGTTATTATTGGTAAATATTATAGGAATACCCATAATCTTACAAAATTCAGATTATCCGTTGCAAATTAGTCTGCCATTCGTTAATTGACGAAAGATAGCAGAAGAAACGTTCGCTTCTGGCACAAAGCGGACGATCATTTATCAAAATGACCACCCACCTTACGCCTTATTTCACTCATTGCCCAAACTAGCCCCCATTCGAATGAATCCTCTTGGGGGCAACGTTTCTTAATGCAGCCAGCTGTCGTCTTCCCACACTTTCTGCATAATTTTCATCACTTGTTTTCTTTCTTCGTCCAGTTGCAATCCGGTAAGTTCCACACCGTTAGAGCTACCTTTGCGGATACGAATTACCGTTTTTGGATATAGGGGGCGCAGATTGCGGTAAAGCTCGAATTCAAGGGCGTCCAGGGTAGACTGGCTAATCTTCTGCTCTTTATCGATCATTATTTCAATGCGCATAAAAGTCACCTCAGCTGATGACATCCATTGAGCGGTTGTATTCGTGGGTTCTGATTTTTGCCATGAGTTCATCTGTCAGTTCAGAAACCCACTGCAGAGCCAGCCCCTTCTCTTCATCACTACACTCACTAGCCGCTACAAGCTTAAGAAAAAAATCAATGCGCTGGAGCTTCAAAGACTCCAAAAAATAGTCCTGCATCTTTCCTCCTATGACACCACAAGCAATACTGTATACATAACCACTGTTTATATTTACAGTATATAATAATCTTACTGATGTAAAACGTTTTTTTACGTTCATCAGCCTGATATGCCTGGTATTATTAAGAGCACGAATTGTTAACCCGCGTAATTAATACAGGTTCCGCCACTTATCATCTTCCTTCAGACGCTGGTTCCGATAGAAGATACGCAGGCCTGCTCCTGATGGAATACTGCCACCGCGAAGGAGCAAATCGACTTCTTTCTCGCTGCCATCAAATCCTCTGGACTTCAGTTCATAGACGAGCTGCTGACGCTGATACTCTGTAATTCGCTGTTTGTAGTCTTTACGTCGTTTCGGTTTAACCAGGCGTAATCTTGCTGCCAGTTCCCGGCGCTCTTTTTTGCTCATACTGTGCAGGTAATCGTGCAACTCCTTGTCATCCATACGGGTGATATCCGTTCTGGTATCTCCATCAGCTGATTTGTCTTTCCCTTGTTGGTACAAATTTTCAGCAAGGGGACAGTTATTGCCACGAGTCCAAGGGGCGCAAGCGCCCTGGTCGGCTGCCGCCTCCTGAACGTCAACGGCCTTACGAACCATTTTCCACTTCACTGCATGAGTGCAGATCTTGCCCTCTGCAATGGGTGACCAGATGCCATAAATACGAATACCGTGATCGCCATAGGCGGTCGGCTCTTCGTTGATTTCATAAGCGGTTCTGATGAGGTGATATTTGCGGGGAACCAGTACGCCGCCCTGCTTCATGATGTAGGAGGCAAAACAACCAGCATCAGCAGCAGCCAGGATGGCATCAAGGCGCGGGTTATCCAGTACCGGCGCACCTGCTTTTTTGTCACCCTGTTGCCTTGCCGCCTGACCAGCCAGCAATCGCAGTTCACGGTAAGCCTGACGCCCCGGAATGCCAAAGAAGCGGAATTGCTGAACACGATGCAGAGACGCCCAGGCATTAACGTATTCAGCGTTATCACGCAGGGATTTACCTGTTTCCTTACTGATCTCGCCAGCCAGACCACGCCCGTCAATATTCTTACTGATATATTTCGCAATGTAGCTTGTCGGCGTTCCTTTGCGCGGGTTTATCAGCTCAGACTTAAAGCGTGGCCCCGTGTTATTGCCCAGCTCCTCGCGGTCTTCACGGATGGCAAACTTACGCAACAATGCAGTAATGGCGCGGCGGTCTTTTTTGCGCATGAAACACAACAGGTGCCAGTGAACTGTGCCGTCATGATGCGGCTCAGCCACCCGCACGCCATACCAGCGCAACCCGGCTTTGTGCATAGCCTTACGAAATGCAGCAAACATGCCGACCAGATAATCGCTGCTTTGTCTTACTGTCGCGTTGGTCCAGGTCGGGTTTGGCCTGCCGTTATTTAGCGTGGAATGGAAACGTGACGGACAGGTGATGGTGTAGAAAACGGCGCAGTCACCACGCATTTCCGCGATAAGCTCCAGGCCTTTAACACAGGCCATCATCTCGTTGCGGCGATGCGCCGGGTTGCTGCTGCTGGCGTTTACCACATCCTCCATGTTCAGCGTGTCGCCGTCTTCGTTCACCAGTTCATGAGAACGGAAAAACTCCAGCGACTTACGGCGCTGCTCACGTTTATGCATCACGGCTTCATAGCTGACATAGGGAGATGCTTTTTTGCTGACCAGGCTGACAGCACGCAACTGCTCTTCCCGCCATTCGCAACGCATCTTCCATAATTTCCGATACCACCAGTCGGCGCACAGCATACGCGCCAGCGAACCCGGAATGAGTTCATAAGGCACAGGTTTGCGGCGGTTTCTTTTCCGGCGGAGTTGCTCAAACGCTGGCGGTATGACATCCAGTCGCAGGGTTTCTGCAGCCACCTTTTCCCATGTCTTGCGGATTTCTTCTGGCTTAACATCATCGGAGGCGTACAAATCACCACAAGCGGCATCAAGACACATGCTCATATGCGCAGCGACAAGGGTAGACAGGCGTTTCACCTGATCCTGACTCATTTCAGGCAGGATCATCAGACCGTCCAGCCCTTCATGGCTTGCCATAAAACGAAAAGATGCAGATAGCTGGCTGTCGCGTACATGCTCCAGTCGTTCCAGACATGGCTTAATCGTCTCACGCAAATAGCGGGAATAAGCCTTTGGCCTGCCCAGGCTGCTGAAATATTCAATACGTTGCATCAGCGGCTTGCTGATATGGGAAGGCTGGGCGTTGACGTCAGTCAGAATGACCATGTCTGGATTAAAACGCTGCTGCTCATGCGCCATCTTTGCCCGGCTAATGAGCTTATCCTGCTCCATTTCGCGTTGGACAGGATCACGGGATTCATTAAAGAAATAACGCTCCCAGACCTGATCACTCAGTGCCTCGCGGCGCAGTTGTTCCTGCTCGTTATCAGTAGCGTACAGAGTGATCAGGTTTGAAAGCGCAGAAACCGGCGCAACTTCCGCCGGGTCCAGATAAGGGTTAATGGCCTTTTTCGGGCTGTTCCATGAGAACGATGCGGCAGCTTCGTTAAAGCTGCAGCAGTTGTTCATATCGGCATGACTCATGCACGTACTCCGTACACGGCAGAACTATCCACGCCACGCGAATAATCAAATCCCACCCAGCAGCGCGGCCCGGAAACAGCAATGATTTCTGTTGCTGATTTACCCTCGCCAGCTGCCACACCGATGCTGCGTTTTGCCTTGATGTAGTGGTGAGTAAAATTGCGATACAGCGAACGGATCAGGGATGTGTCACTGTTAGAAACAATGACCGGATGTCCTTCTGATGACCGATGTTCAAGAACAGATGCCAGGTGATACTGGTCATCTTCAGTGAAGCCGTCAGTGTGATAGCCGGAAAACGTACCGTCATACGGCGGATCGCAATACACCACATCCCCCGCCTTCAACATCGCCAGCGTTTCATCAAAGCTGGCGCAGATAAACGTTGCTCGCTGGGCCTTTTCTGCAAATGCGCGAATTTCTTTTTCAGGGAAATACGGATTTTTATAATTACCGTAGGGAATGTTGAAATGCCCGCTCTTGTTATAGCGACATAAACCACGGTAACCGTGACGATTGAGATACAGGAAATATACCGCTTTCATGAAATCAGTAATTTCAGTTGAGTAATTAAACTCCTGCCTTATGTTGTAATAAGCCACCTCCCTGTTTGCGATCTCAAATAAAACTCTGGCGCGAGATATAAACGATTCACAATCAGCGGCAACCTTTTTATAGAGGTTGATTAAATCAGGATTAATATCCGCAACCAGATAGCTGGGATAATCCGTCTCCATCATCACAGCACAGGAACCCGCGAAAGGTTCAACCAGTCGCGGGCCAGCAGGAAGATGTTTTTTCAGTTCGGACATTATGGCAGTTTTATTTCCCGCCCATTTCAGGATGGTGCTCATACAGCACCTCCGTTGTAATGTTTGCCTTTCAGCTCTGCGATTTCCTGACAGGTAATGCAAAGCTGCACACCCGGAATGGCACGGCGGCGTGCTGGCGGAATTGGCGCTTCACACTCAATGCAAAGCACGCGGGACACGCCCGGCGTTTTGGCACGGGCAGCACGGATATGGCGTTGGCGTTCTTCTTCAACGCGCTGCTGTACGAGATCCATTGCATCAGCCATTAGTGGATCTCCTGCGCTTCGTTCTGGATTGCTTCAGCAGTCACACGAAGCAGTTCTGCCGCTTCGACGTGGGTTAGCTGGCGGGATGTGATATGACACGCCAGGCTATCAAGGCGAGCTGCCATTGCTTCAGCCCTTGCCCGGCGTTCTTCCAGACGAGCCTCTGTCAGTAAAATATTAAGCCCTGCGTCATCCGGTCCGGTTTTGGTCGAGAGGGTTTCAATATTACGCATAATCAATTCTCCTGAATTTAGATAAAGGGATGCCCGGCGGGTTTACGCCATTAATTTCATTAGTTGGTTAATTCGGCATGGTTAGCCGTCTGGGAAATAAGCTCACCACTGCACGAAAATGATTCATTGCTTTAATCAACTCCCGCTTTTCGTCAGTGGTCAGCTCATTAATGCTGATGCTATGACGTTCAGCTGGAATTTTTGCCATAAAGAATATGGCAGCCAGTGCCCGTTTATTTTGTTCGCTATTAATATCCCGTGAATCACGCATATCTTTAATAAACCGCTCAAGCTCTGACTCAATATTCAGGCCAAAAACTTTCGCCCTTAACTCCGCAATGTGATTAAGTCCATTCAGGCGTTCACCGGGGCTTAATGGAACAGTCGCCGCAGTGCCTTCAATAGCCATTTATGCATCCCACAACACATCTACTAAAAAATTTTTGATATGATCCATTACCAACATATTGATAGCTAGAAGGAATCATCAATGTTGAACCCGGTTGAAAGAGAGCGTATAGAGCAACTTGAAAACGAGATCTCCAGTCTTCGCGATGAGGTTGCTGTTCAACGAATTCTTGTTTCAGGTCTGATCCACTCCTTATTTCGAACTGACTCAGCAAATCAATCTGCATTTTTTGAGCTCCTCCGCGAAGAATTAAACAAACTTCCTTTAGGTTCGGTTAAACAACAAGAATTCACTCATCTGATACAGACACTGATAGATCGTTACCGATAAATACTTCGCCGATAACGTTCAAGAGGTGATGTCTTTATACGCATCACTTCTTGTACTTTTTCACCACGTATAAAGGTTCCATCCTTTAGCGTGAAAAAGTAGCTACCATCGCCCGACAACGACGGATAGCAACAGAGCAAATCATCTTCAGGTACTGAATAACTCTCCCCTCTGTAACGAAACTGATAAACCACTTCACTTTCTGCCGCATACATTTGGACTTTCTCCATTTTCTCGTGGTCAATTCAGACAGCAATTCATCTTGTGAACGGCACGGATGCCAGCGTTTACCATCCTCACCCATGATCCAGCCGTGACCGTAGTGCATTGCCGGGCTTTGCTTTACCAGCAGCGATGCAAATGATGGTTCTTTCGTAAGCATAAGCACCTCACAGCAAACCGAATGAAGCACCGAGGCCAGTCACGGTATCAACCGCACTCGCCATCGCAGGATTAGCCTGTAAACGGGCCTGCAATGAAACAGCAGCCAGCGCCATCAGTCGTGTAACAGAGTTAATGCTGCTGATCGCATCACGACGGCCTGCACTGGTTTTTACATCGCCAGAAACCGCACCTGCAGCAACACGCCCGATCTCTGCGGTTGCACTCATGACGTAATGTGGCAGTTTCTCTTTTGCCACCTCATTAATTGGTACACATGGCAGACAATGAATCTGTGCCAGAAAACCATCTACCAGCGTTGAATCCTCAGTCAGATCGGTAAGCAGCCAGATGTCTGGTGCGGTTAATAAATGAGGTTGAGCTGGGTTCAGCTTGTTCCGCAGAATCTGCACATTCATGCCTGCACGTTCTGCCAGTTGCACCAGGTTGTGGCGCAACGCGAATGCACGACAGGCTTCATCAAAATGTGGATGTTTGGAAACTTGGTAATCAAACATAGTCGACACCCCTGATATATCCCAAAATGGAACTAGTTGAATACAACATTGCAATCAGTAAGTGCATCAACGGTAAGAGCAGCAAGGTTGATCATTACCTTTTCTCTTTTTTTGTCCTTCCGGAGACGATGCCGAGGGATGCGGCCATCAGCCAGCATATCGTTGATTGTGTCGATAGAAAGACCAGTAAGTTCGCTATAACGCTCAATTGTGACGTGTGGTGTGTTCAGAGTGATTGAAATGTTTGGGTTCATGGTGCAACATTCCTTCTTTAATTCGGCTTGTGGCGAGCCGTTGTTTATCGTGATTAGTTGTGAAGGCTCCAAAAGAAGACTTCGAGGTCAACTTTAAGATCGCTTTTGGAATCTGTCAATGCAATTTAGATTGTTTTGGAGGACTCTTGAATTTCAATAGCGGCGGAAAGAAAGTGATTGAACGTTTGGTTGAGGCGTATGGTTTCACCACTCGTCAGGCCCTTTGCGACCACTTAGGGGTTTCAAAGAGCACAATGGCAACCCGCTACATGCGTGACATTTTTCCAGCAGATTGGGTACTTCAATGCGTTGTAGAAACTGGTACTTCAATTGATTGGCTGGTATCAGGGAAAGGTGAGTTAAAAACCACAGCAGTCAACTCTTTGGTAGACGTTGAAACTCGCGAACTAAAAAATGGAGAGGCTATTGCACTTGGAACGCACAAGATTGATCCAGTCTTTCTTCTCAATGAAATAAAATCTGCATTAGCGATAAAAATTAACCAACATGTTTACATTTGTGACCGAGAAGACACTACCATTTCTGATGGTCAATGGTTGGTGGATATAGAAGGAAAACTGAGTATTAAAAAAATCAATTTGATACCAGTCAAAAGAGCAATGGTATCTGGGGATGGTTTTTCATTTGAATGTGATATTAGTGATATAAAACCTATAGCTAAGGTTCATACCGTAATCAGTGAGGCTTAAATGGATATTGAGTGGAATTGGGATCAAGATGACGAATTTCTTGGTGAAAAATTACCTGCAGATACATTGGACAGAAAAAAGTACGCAAAATATCTTTATGAAATCTGTGCTGCACGCGGTGCTAAATCCAATCTCGTAGTTAACATTAATGCGGAATGGGGGGCTGGAAAAACATATTTTACTAAACGCCTAGCCAAGACAATTTCCCACTACCATCCCACAATATACATTGATGCTTGGAAAGAAGATTTTACTGAAGACCCATTGCTCACAGTATTTAGTGGAATTAAAGATCAATTATCTGGTCAATCTGATAGCTTTACTGCTTTAATCAATTCAACAATTGAGAATGTCGGTCCTTTGCTAAAAACAGCGGCACCAGTTATTATTGATGGATTAATACAAAAGTTCACAGGGGTTGACTCCTTTTCTAACCTAACTAAAGACTTATCATCTAAGCTAATAGAAATACACGCAGAAAAATCAACGAGAATAGAGACAGTAAGAAAAGGAATTAGTCGTTGGGTTGAATTCATTGGGCGAAAAGATGGAATAGATAAAGAGCTTCCATTATTTATAATAATTGATGAACTTGATAGATGTAGATACTGTTATGGCCTGCAAGTTTTTTCCTGGTCCGGTTTCCCGGATTGCAGGCATGCCAGACACAGCGCCGTCAGGCGCTGTTTTTTTCATCCC